ATGGCACAGACGGTTGAGGTGCGCGCGTTCTCGACGGACGAGGAATTGAATGGCGCGATGCAGGCCAAGCTCGAAGCGATCTATGCTGAGATCCTCACGGCGCCGGCGGTCGCAACAGCCTACGAGCGGTATGAGACTGCAAAGGAAAATGTCGCGCGGCTGAAGAGAGCACAGGCTAGTCTGACGCGGAGGGCGCGGGTCGTTTTCGACAAGATGAAGGAGGTTGCTTCGTCGGTCGACATGGCGCTCATCGAATCTCATGCGGAGGGCAAGGAGTGCGCCTCGGCGGGGTTAAAGAGCCTGGCGGGGCTGGAAACGGAGCACCGGGCGGTGTCGCGAGCGAACAGCAGGGTGCTGGAGCACTTGCTGCCGCAGGCGGAGATCGCCGAATTGAATCGGACAGCGGACCATCTGACGGCCAAGGCTTCGGCGGTGCGGGACGCGGCTTTGCAGAGAATTCAACGGACGGCGCAGATGATGGCGGAGGCAGCGGAGTACGAAGGTGGGATCGTGTTCGATTCGCTGAATACGCTGTCCGGTGAGATGCAGCGTCAGGCGGCGGAGTTCGACCGGCAGGCGGCGAACTATCGGACCTGGGCGCGCGATCGGGAAGAGCAGTACTTGAAATTGGCCAAAGAACTGGAGTCGATCAGTTCGGTGAGGATGAGCTAAATGGATACCAAAACTAAATTTCGAAGCCTAGTTCAGGATATGGACGATGCGCAGCTCGGTGTAATGGCTGAGGAGCTGGCGGCAGCGGTCGATGCGCGGCGGAAGAGGATTACTACCGAGGACATCACGATCGATCGGTTGAAGGACCCGGTGTTCGCGGCCGAGGTGCGAGCAGAGCTCGAAGCGGTTCTCAAAGGGATCCGTTAAAGTATTCACGCGAGAGAAATCTATTTTGCGGTGTTGTTTGCAGGCACTTGGGATGTCGAGTGAGTGGATTGGGCGGGGTGCGATGGTAGTCTGAAATCACAAGAAGTTGATCGGTGCACTTGTTGGAGCCTTCCGAAGAAACGGAAGGCTCTTTCATTTTCCAGGGGAAACCAATGTCCACGGATAAGGGGAGCAAGAAACCGCAGAGTCCGCGCGCAAAAGAGAATGCGCGGCTTGTGAACCTCGCGATCAAAACATTCGGAGCCAAGTTGGTTAAGAAGAATGTGACAGTAGGGGAATTTGTGCGGCTACTGGAGCTTCAAAAAGAAATGGACGGGGACGAGCCGAGGGAAATCAAGATTACATGGGTGGATCAGGGCGAGACCGAACCGACTTCCGAGAAATAGAGTACAGTCCTCTTCCATCGCAGAAATTATTTCATAAATCGACGGCCCGCATGAAGGGGTTTTCAGGGCCCATCGGATCCGGCAAGAGCCAGGCGCTGTGTCACGAGGCGATCCGGCTGACGTACTTGAATCCGGGACGGTCGGGATTGATTGGGGCCCCGACTTATCCCATGCTGCGCGATACGACGCAGCAGACGCTGTTCGAGATTTTGAACAGCAATCGGATTCCGTATGACTACGCAAAGGCGGAGAACATCCTGGTGATGCGGGAGAGCCGGTCACGGATTCTGTTCCGGCCGCTCGATGAGTTCGAGCGTCTGCGGGGAACGAACCTGGCCTGGTTTGGGCTGGACGAATTGACTTACGCGCCGGAGGCGGCGTGGCTGAGGCTGGAAGGCCGGTTGCGCGATCCGAAGGCGAAGCGGCTTACAGGATTCGCAGTGTGGACGCCGAAGGGATACGACTGGGTTTATCGGCGATTCATTTCAGAGCCGAAGCCCGGGTACGAAGTGATCCAGGCGAAACCTTACGAGAACCGGTTTCTGCTGCAGCAGGTCCCGGATTTTTACGATCGGCTGAAGAGCAGCTACGACGAGAAGTTTTACGAGCAGGAAGTGCTGGGCAAGTACCTGCACATGCGCGGGGGGCTGGTGTATCACACGTTCGATCGCACCCTGCATGTTGTGGACTTGAAGCCGAATCCGAGTTTGCCGCTTTTGTGGGCGCTGGATTTCAACGTGGACCCGATGAGCTCGGTGGTGGCGCAGGTCGAGAAGGGCAGGATCCGGGTGCTGCATGAGATTGTGCTGCGGCACGCTACGACCGAAGAAGCCTGCGCGGAGTTCTACGGGGCATTCGGGAAGCACGGCGCGGGAATTGTCATCTATGGCGACGCGTCGGGGAATAATGCGCAGACGACGGGGAGCTCGGACTATCAGATTATCCGGGACTTCTTCCGGGCAACGGGTCGAGTTCCGCTGGACTTTCGCGTACCGAAGGCGAATCCGCAGGTGCGGGACAGGGTGAACCTGATGAACGCAAAGCTGCGATCGGCGTCGGGTGAGATCCAAATGCTGGTGCACGGGCGCTGCAAAGAGCTGATCAAAGATTTCGAGCAAGTTGCTTACAAGGAAGACAGCAACCAAGTGGATAAAGAAAAGGATCGGCGCCGAACGCATTTGTCGGACGCGCTCGGGTACCTGGTGTGGCAGGAGTGCAGGCAGACGCAACCGATCGGAGAGAGACCGGAGCGGCTTTTGTAAAGGGGTGAAACGAGACCAATGGAAAACATCAACCGGGAACATCCCGAATACGTAGCCAGGAAGGCGATGTGGAAGAAGTACGGCGACCTTTACTCCGGCGGCGAGCAGATTCGAGAGCAGGCGTCCGACTACCTCGTACGGAGGAATAAAGAGCCAAAAGAAGTGTACCAGGAGCGGCTCAGCCGGGTATTTTACGAGAACTACATCGGGTCCATTATCGACTGGTATGCCGCTACTCTGCTGCGGCGCGAGCCTGTGCTGGTGGCGGATGGAACGAATGAATCCGGTAAACAATTCTTCAATGGATTCGCGGAGAACTGTGATTTGCGCGGCTCCAGTCTTGCCGATTTCTTTCGACGGCAGATAGCAAATGCGCTGGTTTACGGCGGGACGTATATTGCGCTGGATTTTCCGAGGTTCACAGAGCCGGCTCCGAATCGGGCGGCAGAGGATGCGACGGGAAGGTCGCGAGCGTTCCTGGTGGAGTACACGCCGGACGAGGTCATCAACTGGAACTATGCGGCGGATGGGAATCTGTCGTGGGTGGTGATTCGGACGTCGTGCCTGAGGCAGGAGAAAGTCACTGATTCGGAATGGAAGCAGGAGACGCGCTGGATCTACTACGACCGGGAACATTTTCAGATTTACACGAGAGCGGAAGGGACGGAGCCGCCTAGCGAGATCGTGCTGGTAGATGAAGGAAAGCACGGGCTGGCGGCGCAGCAGCGGACGCCGGTATTTCGACTTGGAGTGTCAGACGGGCTTTGGTTGATGAACAAGGCGGCACTACTGCAACTGGAACACTTCAACAAATCGAATGCTCTCGCCTGGGCGTTAACGATGGGGCTGTTCGCGACGCCGGTGGTTTATTCGGATCGGGAATGGAGCCAGATCGTCGGCGAGTCTTACTACATTCAGCTTGGACCACAGGACAAGTTCGGGTGGACGGAGCCGGAGGGGCATGTTTTCCAGATCGCGGCGGACAATCTGCAACGGCTCAAGGATGAAATTTACCGTGTCTGTTACCTGATGGGGCAGGCGGCGGGTCCGCAGGCGTCGAATGTCGCTCAGTCGGGATTGAGTAAGCAGCGGGATTTCAGCATCACGCAGGAAGTGCTGCGGGCTTATGGCGACGCGGTGAAGGACACGATCAAGCAGGTGCTGGGAGCGATCGAACTGGCGCGAGCGGACGGCCTGGCGATCGATGTACTGGGGCTGGACGATTTCGATATCGGGGACTTCAGCAGCGAACTTGATGATGCCCATAAGCTGCTGGCGCTGGGAATCGGGTCGGAAACCCTGAAAAAGCAGCTCTTCAAGAAGCTCGCCTTCAAATATCTGTGCGACGCGAAGCAGGATATCAAGACGCAGATTTCTACTGAAATCGACGCCTCCTTCGAGACGAGCAGGAACTAAGGGCAAATATGGACGAGTTGAAAAACGAGCAGGCGGAGGTGTCTCCGGCCGCGGCTGTGGACATCGCTGCGGTTGTGCGGCAAGCGATCGAGGAGTTCACGAATAGAGACCAAGCGAAGAACGAGCCAGCCTACCGTACGGAACTGCAGGAAGAGCGGCAGCGACGAGAGCAGCTGGAGCGGCGGCTGGACGAGCTCGTTGAAGAGAACAAGCGGAGCAAGGAGATCGCCGAGGAGGCGCAGACGAGCTCGGCGATACGAGCGGAGCTGCAGCGGCTCGGCGTGGCCAAGGTGGACCTGGCGTTCAGAGCGATTCGCGGCGACATCGTGCGGGCTGAGGACGGAAGGCTCGTTGCGCGGGGCGAAAGCGGCGAGATGGGTGTCAAGGATTATCTGGCCAGCTTCGTCAACGAGAATCCGGAGTTTCTGCCGGCTCGGATATCGGGCGGGTCGGGCGTGACGGCCGGCCAGAAGGCGCCGGGGGGCGGGGGCGGGAACGTCGATTTAGACCGAATCAAACCGGGAATGAGCCGGGAAGAGATGGACCGGGTGCGACAGGAGATTATCCGGCTGTCGCATCCAAGAGGGATGTAGTAATCCGCGATTCAGGCGGCAAACGGGGCAGGGATGCCTAATTGAAGAAGAACAGGAGAAACAATGCCAGCAATTACATCAGCGAACTTAGCGAACGCGATTGTGAAACTGGTGGCGGCCGACGCTTTGCCCGCCCTGGTGGGGAACCTCGTGATGGGGAACCTTGTTAATCGCGATTACGAACCGGTCTTGGCGCAAGCCGGAGACACGGTAAACATTCCGATCGCACCGACCCTGGTAGCCAATAATCTGGCCGAGGGCGGGACGGTACAAACGCAGAATCCGAACGTCGGGAACGCGCAGATCGTGCTGAACACGCACGCGGAAGCGACTTTTCAGATCCCGGATGTCACCAAGGTTCTTGCGGTTCCAGATTTGCTTAACCTCTATATGCAGCCGGCGGTTATTGCGATCGCGCAGAAGATCGAGACCGATCTGCTGGGTCTGTACGCTTCCTTCACGGCTAACTCAGTGGTGGGTACGGCGGGCACGGCTATCAACGAAGCGGTAGTCGATGCGGCGGAGACGGCGCTCTTCCAGGCCAAGATTCCGGCGAGCGAATCGAAGTACCTGGTGGTTGACGCCTCGACTTACTCCCAGTTGCGGCAGATCAGCCGCTTTAGCGAATTTCAAACGGCGGGCGAGGCGGGACTGCGTGCCCTGGTGGATGGAACGGTCGGCAAGATCAAAGACTTCTACGTGTTCCGTTCACAGTTCATCTCGAAGACTGGCAGCTCTCCGGTGACGACGCATAATCTGGCGTTCTCAAAATCTGCTATGGGGCTGGTGATGCGCCGGCTGCCGCAACCCTTACCGGGGACGGGCGCCATCGCGGAATACGGCGAAATCGGGAACTTCGGCGTCCGAGTGGTGATGAGCTACCAGCCGAATACGCTGGCGCAGCAGTTCACGGTGGACGTTCTGTACGGGGCGGCGGTTATTCGCGCGGCTGCGGGAGTCCAGGTCAACACTTAGTGAATCTCCGGGGGGCGGGCAGGCTACCAGCCTGCCCCACTGGCGAGGACAAATCATGGATCTGAAAGCGCATTACCAGAAGATTCGAGAGCTGGAGCGGAGTTTCGAGGCGGGGTACGCGGTAATTGTCAGCGTGGAAACGCCTGAAGGCGGCAAGGCCGGCGTGAAGACGGAAGTTCCGGCTCACGTCGCGGCAAAGATGATCGTCGAAGGGCGGGCGCGGCGAACGAGTGAGCAGGAGCTGGCGGAATTTCGCGAGCAGAAGAGCGAAGCCAAGCGCGCGGCTGATCAATTGGATACGTCGCGGCGCATGCAGGTGACGGTTGTCTCTGAGAACGATCTTCGGGCGCTCAACGAGTCGAAGCGGTCCGGGAAGAACTAAAACATATGCTATTCACCGACAGTTCGACCATTACGCCCAAAGATCTTTCCGATCACGAGACAGTCGTTCTCGACACGGCGCACACGGAAGAAATCAACTTGACGATCAAGATCCTGCTGGCCAGGGACGAAGTTGGCTTGCAACTCTTGAGCAAGTTTCCAGAGCTCGGACTGGTGAATGTCGAGCTTAACAATGTCGTTGTCACACCGGCTCTGCGCCTTTGGCTGGTGTTCCATACGCTGGAGATCGTCTACAGGGACGCCTACCACAACCAACTCAATGACCGGTACAAGGCGAAATGGCAGGAGTACACGAATCTGTCGTTGTTCGCCTCCGATCTGCTATTCAAGATCGGAATCGGCACGGTGATCGATCCACTGGCGCAGACTGAGCACCCGACGCTGAGCCTGGTACCGGGGGCAATCTTGCCGGCTAAATATTTCGTCCAGGTGGCTTGGAGGAATTCCGGCGGCGACGAGGGCGGGCCGAGCGAGATGACAGCGCTTGAGGTAACGACGGGAAACACGCTGCGTGTGCAAGCGGTTAATGCGCCGGCAGGGGCTGTGAAATGGAACGTCTACTCCGGCGCGACGCCGGAAACCTTGTTCCTGCAGAACCCGACGCCGCTTGATCCGAGCGCAAGCTGGACGGCGCCGGATGAAGGACTGTTCACGAGCGGTCCGCGTCCGGGCAATGGGCAGCAGCCGACATTTCTGAGTCCGGCGCCGCGGATTCTGCTGAGGGGATAACGAATGGCCAACGTCGGAACGATCGCCACATCGCGCTTGCGGCAACTACTGTTGACTCCCGGCGGTTTGGAGGAGAACCTCGCCGCAGTGGCGGAGCGGGAGGGGCTGAAGCTGCCTCCCATTGGCGTGAGGCAGGTTTTGACGCAGAACGCAGCGCAGGAGCTGATCGAGCGCAGCCTGGACCTGAAGTTTCCACTGATCTTGCTCTACTGCGAGAAGATTACCAACGATTTGCGCGAGAAGTTCCGGACGTTTTCAGGAAAAGCGCACATGACGCTCGAAGTGCGGGTGTCTCAGGATCGCGTGGAAGGGCTCGAGAGATTGCTGGAGGTTTATGTGGACACGGTAACGAGAGTTCTCGACCAGAATCGCGGGGATTGGGGCAACGGGATGTTTTATACGGGCGGATATGAAGCCACCTTCGGAGAGATGGCGCATGGCGGCCGGAATTTTATCCAGGCCGGCAAGATCAAGTTCGAAGTAGCAGTCAGTATCAATTGAAAGCGGCGAGTGAGAGGGCGCATCCATGTCTTGTTACATCTCATCGAATGCAAATCGGCTGTATACGGCACTAGAAGTCGACTACGGGCAGGTGGCGGCGATCACGTCGGCCAACCGCATCGCGGCGGTGAAGCTGACTGCCAAACAGAGTCTGGAAGTAGCGCAAAGGCGCGATAAGACCGGCAGCCGAACATTTCCCGGCTTTCCTTCCGGCTTGCGGAGACGGACTGATTTTGGGCTGACGACTTACATGACGAGCTGGGATCCATCGCTTGGGCTACCCAGCTATGGCGCGCTGTTTCACGCGAGCTTGGGCGCTACGCCGCTCGTGTTTAACGGCAGCTCTGTCGCGGCCGGCTCGACGCAGAGCCTCCTTGTCTTCCCCGCCCCGCACGGGCTGGTCCCCGACCAGGCGATTACACATGGCGGCGAGATGCGGTTCGTCGCGGCTATCGTCAATCCACTGCAAGTCCAGTTGAATGCGCCGCTATCCGTGACGCCCGCAGCGGGAACTTCGATCGGCCGGACGGTCACCTATCTTCCGGCGACGGATCTACCGAGTGTCAGTGTCTTTGATTACTGGATCCCGACGACGGCAGTGCAGCGGATTCTCGCCGGCGCGGCGATCGATCGGCTTCAAATCGAGATCAACGGGGATTTTCACCAATTTGAATTCAGCGGTCCGGCACAGGACTTGGTCGACAGCACCAGTTTCGTCAGTGGGCAGGGAGGGCTTACCAGCTTTCCCGGGGAGCCGGCGGCGGAC